CAACGTAGTTGTTGTCGATCGCTCTTCCTGCAAACTGCTCAGCAGTTTCTAGGACATCGGCTCTAAGGGTACTGTCATCGTACAGTCTAGTTGACGTTGTTCCGTTCTGCATTCCAAACTCAGGAATATCCATGACGTACAGCGCCTGGCTGTAACCTCTCATTCGCTCGCTCGCAAAGTCGGTAACTGCAGTATCCTTAATTCCAGGAATCGCAAGAAGATTGATTCTAACAGCGAATGGATCCGTGTTAATCTCGGCAGCAGTTCTGAACGAGGAGATTGAGTTGTTGTTAAAGCCAATTCCCATTGGGTTAGTGCTCTCACCCGGAGCATCGGCAATGTAAGAGGTTGCTCTTAGGCCGATGTTCGCCGTTGAACCTGCAAGGCCGCCTGCATCCTGAGATGTTGATCGATCGTTACCAAAGCCGGCGTCCGGATCAAGCAAGTTGAATCCGTCATAACCGCCGTGGAACGGCATTGTGAACTTAGCAAACGGAGTAAATCTATTGAACACAACTGAAGAAGATGCAAGCAAGGTTGCAAGTGTAACTCGGTTAGAGTTCAGGGAAGTGTCGACGACGTACTGCTGTGTGATTGAGTCTACAACATTGGACTTAAGAACACCGTTTCTTACGTAGACCGATGAAAGCATGTGAGCTTTCGCAGAACCTGTAATCTCGGTGAACTTAGTTGGGGGCGATCCAGGAGTTCCGTTGTCCGTATCGGGACCAATTGCAACCCTGGAAAGCGTGAACTCGTTGTTGTTAAACGCGTCAGCACCGGAACCAGTAACACTCATATCGAGCTTAGAAATTCCCGTTAGCTTGGTATACGCTGCAACCAGAGGGTTCGGTGTTGAAGAAACATTAGGGTTCAGCACCGGCGTAGCGAGAGATTCAGTGTGGGCCATTTTTTCAAACTTGACGCCCCAGTAGAACCTGGCGTCGGCTCTTTCATCGTCACCTGGCTTGCCTTCGTATCCGGTTCCAAGCGTTGCACCACGCGTAACCTTATAGCGAAGGGGAAGTGGTGGAACGATTGAGGCCGTTAGATTATTTGCTCCCGCAGTTGCTTTGGTCTCGGCAACAGCGCCGTGTAGCCTGAACGCTGATTCTACACCCAGGGTTTGCCCGTCAAAGACTAGGGCAGCCTTCGTATCCGTCATGGCATCGGAAGTCTTGACAACCGGAACGCCCCTGAAACCGAATGGAAGTGCATCGTTGGGGACATCGCCGTCCTGAACACCAACCTCTGGAAGAACCCTGATAAATCTCGAAACGTTGGCATACTTGCCTGTAATCACAAGCCTGCGCTCTTCAGCAAGCTCGGCATCGTGATCAAAGACAACCTTCTTGTCACCTATTACAGCCGCAACATACCGATCGCTTGTAGGATCGAGGTTACACTCGGGGAATACTTCTAGAATCTGAGGAGCTGTATCGGTATCGTTGAACGCTCTAACCTGAACGTCGAACTTTCCAAACTTGTTTGACGGATCCGTGGATGCAACGATATTTGCAATCGAAACCTTGAATCGATTGTTTGCAAACGCGCCGTCGTCTAGAGTCTCAAACCTGAACAGATCGTAGATCTTCTTGCCGAAAGGCTGGGATGTGACATTGGTCGTCGTTGGCGTTGAGTATCTTGCGTCAAATCTTCCGAAGAAGTCTTCGAACTTACCGGTCGTTCCGCCGGCGCCACTTTGGGCTGCCGTTGTTGCGGAACCCGAAACGATCGCAACTGCCTTCGACTTCGTGGTTGCAAGCTCGTCCTCAACGAGGAAGTCGGCATACAGCAGATGCTGCTCTTGCTGGAACTTCAGAGGATCGGTGTTAAGAACTTTTCCGATGTAGTTCTCACTCTGAGGGACGAATGATGCAGCAAAGATTTTTGCCTGAGTGTTTCCGCCCTTCTTGCCGGCATCGTTCGTAAAGTTTGCTGCAGAAGATGATAGGATGATTCTAAAGTCTCCGGAAGAATCAGCGGTAGCGTCGTCAGCGAGTGAAGTACCTGCAATTAAAGTCGGCGTCATTTGACTGAGGGCTAGCTCAGTTCCAGTGACGAACATTGAGGTTCCTGAAGCGAGAAGAACCATTCCTCTCACTAGGTTTGCAGCATCAGCATTCGCAATCGACACATTGTCGGTGAGAACCGGGAAACCCTGAGTTTCCTGAGCAACCGCGTCGTGCACAGCACAGAGAAACTTTACAGAGCCCTGCGAACGTGCATAAGAAGCCCCTGCATTCTGAGATCCACTGATGATGAATCCTGCAGCCTTTGTAACGCCATACTGTCGCGTTCTAGCAATATCCGTAGCTGTTCTGTTTGCACCGGCACCGAGAACCCTTGTAAATGTCACAGCGGTTCTGTTTGCGAGCCACTGCTCAACCGCGTAAGGAGCAAAACGCTTCGGATCTAGTCCACCGAAAGTTTGCTGGAAATCGGTAAATGTACCGAGTGTGACGGGGACAAAAGCCGGTCCACGCTCTGATGTTCCAATAATTCCTGCCGGGACGCCTTCAACAGCTTGCGTGCGACCGGATAAGTCGATCTCCTGCTCGAAGAAGCCTGGTGATCTAAATGTCTGTTCCGCCATGGAGCTTATCTCCCAATATGTTCAACGATAAATATGCTTTTAAATTCGATAAGTCAAGAGACAATGTCTTCGAGAGTTGTGCCAATCTCTCCGCGAAGAACCGTCTCACCCTTTCTAGAGTTTCTTCCTTTCACTCTGACCAATACTTCTTTCCTATCACCTGTTTGCTCATCAACAATTGTTCTTCTGATTATCTCGGTTCCTGGACCGGAACTGGTCGTTCCAACAGACGTTGATTTCTGAAGCGGAGGTTCTGAAGATTGTGGGTTTCTGGCGTCCGAAGACGCTCGATAAGCACCGGTCCCAGACTCCCCGTTTGCAGCCATGGCCGCTGAAGCGGTTGAAGATGATCCAATAGCTTGTCCAGGAAGCAGAGCATCTACTGCGTCCAGATCCTGCAGAACGTAGGCATCAACATCGGCCGAAACTGGTCCGCCAACAGAAAGTGGGAGAGCTGGAGTGTCTTCGACGACGAACTCTAGTGTCGGTGCCGACACAAAGCTTCTAACGCCCACAGGTCGACCAGGAATGTCTGGCTCGATGAGATAGGCAACAACGTCCAGGTTGAAAGAGTATCTGATGATTCTCTCTTCGGATGAGAACTCATCAAAGTTATTGCCAGGCGAGAATGCACTGTCGACGTAGCCAACAAACCAGTAACCCTTTTCCGTCTCGAGACGAAATTCACGCTGGTGCATGTTTGTATACGACGACATGATCGAAGATAGAACATCGTTCATCTGAGCGGTGTACTGGGTCCACACAGTAATTTCATAGCTGGCTTGGTAGTATTTTACCGGTGGAATCTCTATGGTTTCCACCAGGTTGTTGTTGAGAACCGAACGAAGAACGTTTCCGGATTCCTTTAGATAGTCATCAATTCCTTCGGTGGTTCGCCTTGTATCCTCTGCTCCAAGCTCGCCATCGTTTTTTAGCCCTAGCTTGTTTAGAAGTCTTTGATACTTTGGATCTTCTTTGCTAAGCCGACGCTTAATCACCTGAGGCAGGGTTTGCTGTGGTCCGTTTCCAATCGAAGGCTTCTGGTCAACGCTAGTTCTCATAATCGAGATAAGCGGCAGGATCACAACGCTGTTTTCATCTCGCAGAGGTTGACGCCTTCTTAGGATGGCAAAGCGTTCACCGGTCGCAAAGATGACAGGGATTCTTCGTGTCTCTTTCCCTATCAGGAAGTAGAGGGGAATGTCCTTTTCAAAGAGGTTGAACACAGCCTTGTCAACATCTTCAATGGTGCACGACGGAATAGTAAAGTCTTCCGGTGCGGTCGAACCTTCGTATCCCTGTCGTGTATCAAACTCGTGATTCGAGGTTTTTGAGTATCTTGTTGACATTATGACTCATCGTAGAATGAAGAACCGGCCTTGCTGTCAGAACCCTCTGGGCTGACCTCTGCCGGACCTGTGATTGGACTGTCCAGAACACCCTTCTCTTGCAACGCTCTTTTATCGTTAGTGAGACCAAGACTATTTTCTTCAAATCCCCTCTGCTGCACAAACACTTCTTGTACGGCACCCTCGTCGCTATACTCCTCGCCAATGGGGCCAAGAGGCTGGAACCTGATCTGGCCTTGGCGAGCTTGAACGCCAAGCATCGTGACACCAACGTAGTGATCGATCTGTCCGAACACTTCCTTTTCTTGCGTAACCGATGTGATCTCGAAGAAGTTAGTTCCGTAGCTGTAGTAGTCGCCGGTCTGAACAGTCTCGGTCAAGCCTTTGTCGACGAGATCTCTCCACTGAATGTAGACTTCTTGTTTGTACTTCTCATCGACACCGAACCGATCAGAAACAAATTCCCCTGGTTGGAATGCTACAATGCACTCGATCTCGATCGGAGGATCGAATACTTTCTCCGGTGCTTCCTCGTAGACTTCGCTCACCTCAGAAAGATCTTCGCGCACATGATAGTAATAGATCTTCTGGCCTATGACGTCCTTTGTTAGCTCCTTGGTGACATCGGCAATGAAGTCGATCTCTCTAGGCGTGATAAACAGTCTAGCCATCTATCACCCCGTAAAGATTGTTAGACCGTTAGGCATCGGAATGAGTCTAAGCAATCTGTTTAAAGCTTCCGCCTCATCTGCTGCAGATGTAATAAGTGCGCCATAGGTTAGTTTGTCGAGTTGTTCCCTCAACTGTGTTCTGTAGGCTTCCTTTTCCGTTTGTCCCTGAGTGACCAGTTCGCCTCCGTTCAGAGTAACGTCACCACCAG